CAGCGGGCCAGTGTGGCCAGGCGCTCTAGCAGACGAAAGGAGCTTCCTTCGAAGACCATGCGCGGCACGTCGCGGGGAGCCTGCTCCAGATCTAGCGTACCAACGGACAGGCCCGCGTCCTCTATTACGTTTTGGACAAGGCCCTTGAAGCTCGCAGATCCCCCCAACGATTCGGACACCCTGGCAGACCTGTACGCATCCCCTCCGGAGAGCGCCTTGACCTCCAGGACCCAATCAGCCCCTGTCTGGGACATCTTAAGTCCAGTACGAACAGGCCTCCCTGCGAAGATCGGAGAAGCCGTCCCCCCGTAACCAGCGGACAGCCGGAGGAAGTTGTCCCCGTCCGACCGCAGATCCTGTACTAGTCCAGGAGGAGGGTTGTAGATCTTCACCGTGGACTTTGGCGGCTCTCCTGACGCGGACGAATAGAGGATGGTGAAGTCGATCCTGTGGTTTGTCAGAAGAAGGCCTTCGCCTCCCTGCTTTCCGATCTCAACCTGGACAATTCTATTGTTAAGCGTGCTCATACGATCTTCATTTCCGGATCCCTACCCTGCGCAGCCAAAAGGGTCGCGATCTCCTCTGTGGTGAAAAAGAGAACCACAAGCTCTCCGGTGGCGAAGGATCCTTGGTCATAGGGATCTTTTCCGTAGACGAACAACTTTCCTGCGGCGATGTTCAGAAGGGTGCCTCCTGGAGAAACCCTTCGATATGCCACAAGCTGGACCTGGTCAGATCCACGGACCACGCTGGCATGCCAGGCGTTAGATCGGAAGTTCCAGTCCATGGTAAAGATGTACTTCTCGTCGCCCAAAGTCACGGGGGCTTTGTACGTCAGATCTGTGCTTGTGAATGGAACTTTTGCGGGCATGGCCCCCTCCTATGGTGACTCTTTGCCAAACAACATGTAGTCGTCGTTTATGACGGAGACTTTGCCGATCAAAGACGTGTGGACATACCGAAGCTCCTCTCGGACCACTTTACGGATGAATTGTAGTAAGGAACCTGAACTAGTCATTTTGACCTCTACTTGGGGGTGTTGTCTCCATCGGGGTGCTGGACGTTCTCATCTAACAGGGACCAGGGGGTTCGCTACGAAGTCCTCCATCGCTTTGTATGCGGGGGGGTCAGTATCTCCTATGTCGGCGATGGCACGGAGTATTGTCGTCTCGCCCATGGAGCCTGTGTCTAGCCCATAATGATCCAACAGCATTTCTTTCAGGCTTTTGGGCTCCTCCATCTTCCCTCCCCGAGGGATGATAGGGAGCAGGATCTCTTCTGCGTTTGCGAAGCGCACATGCTTCAGTGAGAGCGCAAACGTCATGTTGCGTTTAGCGCCGGTTATTCTCGATAGAATCGAAACGAGCTGGTAGCTCTCCAGCTTCCCATATCGGGGGCTGTGTACTGTCACCAGCCGCCCGCGCATGCGTTTCAGCATGTCTAAGACCTCAAGCGGTCGCGAGGGACCTGACATCGTCTGGGGGGCGTAGTCAGCCGCGTCGCTGTCGCTCACCCCCTTGTCTATGTCCGCAGGGAGCACCGCCCAGAGGGGGCTCTCCGTGACAAGGAGATCTACGCTAATCGTCTCCGGGCGGATAAGCGTGTGATCTTGAACGAAGCGTCCCGTGTCTAACGGGTGGTCTGGTACGCTCAACGGGGAGGTGTGAGACTCCCTCTCTGTACCGTCAAAATATACCAGCAGGATATCATCCGGATCGTCGGAGGTTTCTAAAACGTACCTTTCGTAGATTGTGAGAGATTTCATTGTGTTGTCTCCAACAGGTAGTCGGCGTAGCTGTAGTCGTCTAACGCCCTAGTTCTCCCGTGAAGATCTGGGTTCTCTACTCCGCTGGTTTGGTTACTGAAAGACACGTTGTTTGTGACGTTAGTCAGACTTTGTGCACTTGAGATGACTCCGGTCAGGTCCTCTCCTGCGTACTGCTTCATCAGGTCGCCCTGCTCCCAGTTGGGGGTCGCCCCCATGACGCCGTAGTAGTCGAGGGGGTTAATGGCTCCTCTGATCTGACTCACTCCCTGGCTAAAGGCAGCGCCAGCGTCTCCTCCCGTAAACAGGCGGTAAATGGACTTGTATATCTGCCAAACGCCATTGAGGAGGATGAACCACCGTTCGAATTCCGCCGACATCAAACGAACGTAGCCAACCACTAATCGGAAGGCTCCCATAATAAGGCCCCCTGCGGCCATAAACCCAGGAATGACACCTTTCCATATAAAGGTGTAGGACAAAAGCTGTAGCGCCAGCTTTTTGATGTCGGTCATCGCACCCAGGAACGTGCCTGTGACGAGCTTGATCAGCCATATGTAGTCCTTTACCATAGGGCTGCTTTGCAGCAACTTCTCTGAAAGGCTCTGCTCTCCGGATATGTATCCGTAGATGTCCTCTACGGCGATGGCCATGAGCAGGAGAACCTTCCCAAGCCCCCACATCTGAGCAGCAAAGCGCCCCAGTACCAGGGCACCAAAGGCTGCGGCTAGTCCGGTGAAACCTCTCCCGAGGCGCACGATAAACTCCTCGAAGGGCATGATCTTGGTGTCAATAACGAACACCATGTCCAGCAGTTTGCTAGTAATGTCCGACACTTTTTGTAGGAGGTAATCACTCCACACGATCACCTGGCTTCGGGTCAGAAGCGACACCTTCTTTACCAGTCCCCCCATGATCTCCGTTACGTGGGTAAGTGCCGGGATAAAGACGGAGGCGACGTGGTTTGAAAGCCCCTCCATGACTTCGCCGAAGTGCTCCTGCGCCAGACGGAAACTCGCTGCATGTTTGATCTGCTGCTTTGAGAGGACTGCTCCAGATGCCATGGCCCCCGCCATGGCCTCCGTAATGCTGCCCGCGCCCTGGGCGAGGAAGAGTCCTGCCTTTCTTGCTATGTCCCCACCGAAGACCTTCTCTGCAATGGACATTCGGTCGGTAGCGGACATCTTCGACGTGGCTTCGGAGAACGCTTTCAACATCTCCAACGGGTCTGACGCGCCAGCGAAAGTCTCTGCGGACAAACCGAACCGACCGAAGTCCTCCGTGACCCCCTTCTCTTGTCCAGATCGAAGGTCGTTTACGCGTTCGTTTAATGTCTGGAAAAGGTCGGATACGTCCGTAAGCTCCATCCCCAACCGCTTGGCGGCGAAGGAGAAGGCCTGTAGTTTAACGACACCCATCCCTGTGATCTCTGCTAGTCGGGTGAACTGGACCGCGTGCTCCGACACCCGCACAGCACCCAGCGTCTCACCGAGGACCTTCCAGGCACGGTTCAAAGAAAGGACGAGACGATCCAAGAAGATCGTGGTTATACCTAGCTTAAGGATCGAGCTTTGGAGCGAACCCATCCAACGGATAAGGTTCATCATGACCTTGGGTCCGTTAGATGCGAAGTTTATCGCAAACGCCCCTACTGCGCCTGCACCGATTGCTGCTGGGAGAGGCACTTGTACTCCTAACGGTTAAAAACTGTTTTTGCCTTCGACGCTCGCCAACTGTTTAGCGGTCATCTCGTCTGCTACGTCAAGCATAGCATGAAACTCTATAGTCTCACGCAAGGTCATATCACGTAGGTCGTGCAAGCTCATTTTTACACTCGGATGAAAGGCTAAACGCATCCTCCACATAGATGGGCCGAGGAACATCGCAACCTTGCGTGTGTCCGTTATTCTCAGTCTGGTCGTATTTGATTCCCTACTATCGGCACGTTTGCTTACGTGAACGACATAGAGAATAGCCCCAAAAAAGCGTTATGATCCACCGCCTTTCGTGCTGCGGCGATCATCTCGCCGTAGTTGCCCTGGTACGAAGACGCAAAGGTAACATTGTCAGACAAGGGCTTTCCGTCCCTGTGGGCATACTTCAGCAACATGGGGGCCAACTTAGAGATGCCCCCCGCCCGCTGTAGTCCGTCGAGGAACTGACCGACCAGGAGTTCCCGGTCCATCTTCTCAGACATGGCGAGCATAACGTCAGATCTCGCGTTGCCCTCCATCTTGTCGAAGTTCTCTGGGACGCTGATCGAGCCGAAAATAAGCTCAACGGCGGCCCCTAGACCGGCGCTAATCAGCGCGTCGACTACGAGCAGGCCTGCATCCGTTGGATGCTGCCGCAGGGTGTATTCGTGCGAGTCACCCTGCGAGTCTTGCAGAGTGAAGTCTAAAATGGTGCTACTCATGGGGTGAGTCCTCGTTGTGTGGGGGTGGGGGGTGGTTTATGCTCTAGGAGGGCATGGTCGTTGCAGGCGCGCTGACCTCCTGATCCCTGCCGTAGGGTAACTCTAACACGAACTCTCGCTCGCCTTCGGTCTTCTCTACCGAGAAGCTGGGTACTGTAATGAACACAACAGACTCAGATGATATACCCTCCTTCGTGGCGGGGTTGATGAAACCAAACGAAATGGGCACCATCGGTTGCCCGCCCTCCAACGCCGCCTTTTGGATCGTGTACTGCGCATGCAGGTACTGGGCAGCAAAGGAATGCGCCATTACCGTGATGGTCACACGCAACCTGCGATCATGGTTGGCCGAGTAGTTAACCAGACCGTCCGCAGAGAGCTTGGATTCCAACTCGTCGCTCTGCGCTTCGAAGGAGATGCCCCCGTCCGCGCCGTAGTCGGACAAAGCAAGGCCACCCACTGTACAGATTACCTGTGAAAAGGAGTAGGCTCGGTTGAGGCTGACTTTGGGCAAAGACATGGAAATCCCTACTGCTGGACGGTTACATTGAGGGTTAGGATGCGAGCATCCAGAAGAATAGGCACCTTGACGGTGAAACGAAGCTCTTGGTTGGTCTGATCGTCAGGAGAGATCGTCTCTGCCTTGATCACTACGGGCTTGTCAACCGCATCTGCGTCATCGCGGGAAAGGAAGTGCCCGGCCTGTACTCCCATGGAGTAGATGGCCTGGACCTTGCTCAGGATGAGGTTCTGACCAAAGGTGTTCATCGGCAGCTTGATACCCATGCTGGCGTACTTGACTTTGAGGGTCTGAAGCGCCTCACTGAGGCGCGCTTCAAACCAGTCCGCAGTGACGATAACGTACATGGGACGGCTGTTTTGGGACAACCCCGGATCAATAAACACGTCCGTCCCGGCCAAGGGGAGCGGGTGGTTGATGTAGTTGGTGTCTAGGTTGGCTTTGAACGTGGTGGTGGTGACGCCAGAAGGCAAGGCCAGCTTGCTGATGGACGGAACAGGGAAGGTCCACGGAGGGGAGTACTGGTTTGGATCCCAGGACAAGGCCCAGGATGCCACACTGGCAGCACAAGGCTGGGCGTCATCGTGGAAGCACATGTATAGCCGATCTTTTTCGGTTTCCGATAACTGACCGATGTCGTTGGCGTCCCACGTAGCTTCGTTGGCGTAGGCATCAGTGCCGTGCATTTGCGCAACGACGATCCGCTTTCTTCCTCCACCAGCCAACACGCCTTCCGAGATAAGCGCGATGTTTGCGACCGTTCGATCTAACGGGATTACAGCGTAGTAGTCAGTAAACGCATCGTTCAGCGATGCGAAGACGGTGTCGTAAGTGTCACCACCAGCGAGATCTACCGCCAAAAACTGAACGTTGTCGGGGGATCGTGCGTGGCTGAGAGCACCCATCACGTCGTCCATCGCCTGATCGGAGATAGATCCGGCGGTGGCGGTGTTCGCTGCGAGCATGTCAGAGAGGCTACCGAGCCGGATTAGCTCCGAGCTGTTGACCCCGACAGACGTTTTGTCTCCCGCAGGAAAACCCACCAGGGTGCTGTTTGCCAAAGAGTCCACAAACAGGATTGTACTGAAGGATGTCACGGGCGTAGGCAGCGCCGACAAGATCACGTTGATGCTGATGTTGTCTGTGTGACTGAAAAGGGTGCCCATTGACTACTCCAAGCTAACGATGATCTGGTCTTCCAGCGAGGACTCCCCCGTGACGAGGGCGTCATAATCCTCAACCAAGACGCTTACTACCTCCGACGTAACCCGATCAATCACTCTCCGGCAACTAACTGTCACGTCAACAAAACCTCTTATTTCATAGTCCTGGTCCAGCAACGCCGAAAGATCTGAAATGCCTGCGCTTACTGTAGGTTCCAGCTGATACGCACGCTCCTCCGGCACAGCCGCAAGAGCCACGAGTACGTCGGAATGAAAGATCAAAGACAGTGCTTGGTTTAACCACTCCCACGCCTCTTCGCCAAAACACTGGACGCGGATCACGCTATCCACAGTCGCGCTGGGCTTGTCGTGAAACCAGCCCGGATCACCCGTGGAAGATCGCATACTATTGAAGTCGATCATCTGGAGTGACAGGTAGTTAGAGGCAGGACGTACCCCCCGGAAGGGTTCGTCCAGGACACGGGTGTCCGCGTCGAAGTCCGGGTAGTCGGAGGACGTGACGGTTGTCTCTAGCCAGATCCTAACGGAGTCCATTTGGTCTTTGCGCATTCCCATTAGATCTCCTTCCCTCCCTCATCAATACGCACCAGGCGCAAGATCTCGTGGGGGAGTGTAACAGATCCCGTCAGGTCACCCGCGTACTTTCCAACAGAAAGAACGCGGTACGTCTCTCCTGGTAGGATGGAGAAGGTGGCGTTGTCGGAGGCGTCCTCCCCAAACTGGTCGGCAGGGCGGGCGTCGGTAGATTGCACGTAGACCTTGAGGTAAGTGTGCTGCCGGTTGCCCGACGACTGAATCCTAGTGTTCCTACCTTGACGATCTACCTGTACGGAGGCCTGGAAGGGTCCCAGATCTGCCGAGGTGTCAGCCGTGACACGCCCCCTGCTGACCGTAAGAGTACGTCGCTTAAGGGTCATCGTTGTGTTGTAGAGAATAGGGGTCGCCATTACTTTTTTCTCCTACGAGGAGCAGGCACTTTCTTTGGGCGATCTACTTTCTTGGCACCGGCCTTGACCTTGTTGGGTATGGGGGCAGGGAACCACCTGGCAAACCACGACTTGGCTAAAAGGCCTGTCCAAACCAGAGGATTATTGAAACCCTTGGCCTCGACGGTACGATCCGCGTTCTTTATCTTCCTCCACACCAGGTACTCCCGGCGTAAAAGCTCTACGATCTTATCCCCTAGCCTTTGCATTGAAGCATTTAGGCTGATCCTAGGGTTCTTCCCTTTCGCCAGACGCAGTCTTGTCCGTAGCGATTTCTGGATGAAGCCCCTCTGGGTCCGTAGCGTAAAGGCAATCACCGGCCTGGCGGGCAGGGGGTTGGGGGCACCGCTTTTGGTCTTTCTGTTAGGCAACCCGTACTCGTGCCAGTACGCGAGGTCAGCAAGCGAAACCGGTTTGCCCCAGGGGTTCTTGACCCGTGGCTTGTCCGGCAGCAGGAGGCGCAACTGCCCGTCCCCCCCGGCCATTGTCACGGCCAGGTTTGAAAAGAAGGCCTTCTTCTGCTTGAAAGTGGCAGTGACTGAGATCATATGACACCCGCACGACCTCTTGGGCGGGAGGATCGGTACATCAGGTACATCCTGCCCCATGTGGTCTGGACGTAATCCTCTCCAGGAGCGCCTGACATACTCAGCCCCTGGTAGGAGATGGAGATGTCCCCGGTGCGCTGGGATTGAATGGGACCCGCCGGCCCGACAGCACCCCCCGGATCTCTCAGCGCCATCGCCAGGCGATGCAGCACCCAACAGGCGAGGGTGTCCACATACACATCGACGAAAGACGCCTTTGTATGTGAAGTAATCGCCATCGTTGTGAACAGCGAAAGGCGCGAGTCAGCCGCCAGACTTGCGTCCAGGGCTAATGCTCGCGCCTTTATGAGGTCAGAATCTGCCATCGTCCCCTGCTAGATGATCCCCCGAGACGCGTCAATCTCGCCCCGCTCAACCAAGGTAATGAAGATGAGGTTGTCTCGCAACCTGTTCAGCACATCGCCTTTCACGGTCATCTCTACAGGAGGCCGACCGACGATACCTCGATCTAGCTTAGATGCCAGCAGACGCTTCTTTGGGTCGACTGACATGCCTTGGACATACGGCAGTTCAATATCGTGCTTCGTCAGATTCGCGATACGCACGTTGAGGTTTGCAGGGATAGCACTTTTCGTTTTCTTGACAGCCATAGACTGCTCCTAAAAAAGGGTGTAGGGTGGAATGCGCCACCGGCACCCACCCCAAGCACCGATGGCGCTACCCCTCGTTAGAGAGATTACGGTGTGGTCTGTACCATTGCGATACCGACGTTCCCGATCTGTCGCATAACGATGCCGCCATGTGCCATTGCCATTGGCTGGTACTTAGCGAAGCCGTCTTGCGTGACAGGGAAGGTCAGAATGGATCCACCGGGGATCACGTTCGCGATGGTGTTTCGGTCTGAGCGATAGCCCACGATTCCCGAGACGCCAGCCCCAAATGCGTTGTCAAGCTCCCAGACAGCCTCGATTTGAGACTCGCTGGTGATCACCGACTGCGACTTGAGGAACAAGTCGAGGAGGTTGACCGGAAGAAGCGAGGTTCCGTCACTGACCAAGGTCCCCTTGAGGAAGGTCAGGAGCTTTTCGCTCATGGCGAGCCTGTCGAACCGGAAGGTCTGACGAGACTCGATGGGAGCGGTGGTCACGAACCGGACCAGCTCTTTGACGTACTCTTTGGTGTCGGTAGAGGCCAAGTCCTCGTCGAGACTAAAGGACTGCCCATCGGGACCGTTGAGGGCCATACGAGTGACGTATGGGTAGTTGAGGACGCCGTAGATGCCGTTGTTGTCGTCACCGAACCAGATCTTCTGGTTGGCGAAGGACTCAATCACATCACGGGCGATCTCAGCCAGCATACGCAGGCGATCAATGTTCGCCAAACCGTCTGCCATTTCCTCGAATACGTCCCAGAGGATCTTGGTGACGTAGTAGCGGATGTTGAACTGCTCAGATGCCTGCGCCATGTTGACGGTAGGGATCTCAGAGTTCGCACCACGCCAGACGCGGGCAGAGCCGCGCTCGAAGAGACGCCAGACTTCGTGAGTCTTAGCGCCAAGCGGCACGGAGCTATCCGTCGGGAAGATCCGGAGGCCGTTGGGCACAGGGTGCTCTTCGGTCAGGACCTCGCTGTAGACGTGACGCAAAGCGCCAGCGGCCACAGATCCACCGGCAGCACCGGGGGCGTCCATTCGGATGTTTTTGAGGTCTGCGTCAAGACGCGCATCCACAGCTGCGTTGAAGGCCTTAGCAGTAGTAGAATCCATGCGTCCACCCGCCTCGCGGAGGGCACTGCGCAGCGCCGCACGAACCGATTGGTCCGCATTCGGCGAAAAGTCATTGTCAATGAGAAGAAACTGACTCATCAGTGTTTCCTTATGCTAAGGCGAGGGTTGGATTACAGGAGGTCAAGGATCGCGACTCCGCCGGAGGCGGGGCCACGCCACTGGGCCTTGGTCTTGGGCAGAGCAATGCGCCCTGCCGCTGCTGCGGAGAAGAAGTCTCCAGAGGCATCAATGTACACCGTGTCGCCGCGAGCGGGAGATCCCGTCAGGGCCACAAGCACCGAACCGCGAGAGATGATCTTAACCCCCTCTCCGGGAAGGTACTCGGTAGTGGCGCTACCCAGCGTGCTGTTGTCGGTGTCCCAGGTGTATGCCGAGACGCCCATGAGGGTGTTCTCAAGGGCATCCCCAAGGTTGGCTTCGGTGAGGGCAAAGTCGCTCGTACCACTAATTGAGAGGTCCAGCTTCTGTCCCTTCGATGCCGTCAACGTCAGGGTGTTCGTTCCGGTGACGTTCGCTGCGAGGGTAACGCCGGACTGCAAGTTGATCTCAGCGGCCAAGGCATCCATGGCAGCGTCCTCGTTTGCGCCTGCGGCGACCGCAATGTAGGTCTTGTCGTCCAAGGTGAAGTGCGCAGCAACGGGGGTAGTTGCCGTATAGGTTCCGGAATATACCACAGCGATGGAAGGCACTCCCAAGGCACTCGGCAGAGCGCAGTACTCGTCTGCGATACTGGAGGCTTGTGCAGCGGACAAGGCAGAACCCGAGGCGTTTGCTGCCATGTAGGCTACGCCTTTCCCGAAGGGGATCGCGGTAGCGTCAGCGGCAGTCTGGGTAGCAGCGGCAGATACGTTTGCGGTGGGGCTGGCCACAGTAAACGCGCTGGCAGCACCTGCAAAGTACGAGGTCAAGATCACATCGTCGCCTGAAGCGGTGGCGTAGGCCTCCGCAGCAGCCAGAGGATCCGCGTTATGCGCGGCGGCTACCTGGATGGCGGCGGCGGCGGCGTCAGCACAAGGGGCAACGGTGGTTGCCGAAAATGCGTATGACCCGACGGTGTACCCGTAGGTGTCGGTTGCCGAAGCATGCGTGAGGGTCAACGTGCTGATCTGCCCCAGCAGAGGATTAGCGTTGATCGCGTCCTTGGTTTCGGAGCGGTCGCCGCTGAGGGCCTGACCGGCATACCCCGCGTCCCGGAGAGCGTTCACTTGATTGATGGTCTGGTAGAAGGCGGTTGCCATCTGGCGCTCCTAAAAAGGCTATCCTTGGCCATATGGGGTTTTTTTGCCCGCATATGAGGGAGTATTTGATTCAAACTTAAAGCTGAACGATGAGGGGAGATTTAACGCAACAGGAATAACCGATTCTGAGGGAATGTCCTTAACGTCCATTGCAGTCAGAATTGCCGTCGCCATGTCCAGATTAGTTGCCTCGTCTGGGAGGGTCAGGTTTAGCGCATCCAAGCGGGCCTTCAGCCCCACACGATCTTTGTACCATGCGATGCGATTTGTGTCGATCCGAGTATCCTCTTTTTCCTTGGAGAGAAGACTCTCGATCCGGGAGATGCCTTCGCTCAATGCTGTGGCCCATGCGGGGGCCGCCTCTTCGTCCTCCTCGGTTTCTTCTTCAGGATCTTCCTCGGCGTCTTCCTCTTCCTCTTCCGAGGCGGGCTCTTCTTCCGTAGGCTCTTCCTCGGCGTCTGCCTCTTCCTCTTCTGAGGCGGGCTCCTCTTCCGCAGGCTCTTCCTCAGTAGGCTCTTCCTCGGCGTCTGCCTCTTCCTCTTCCGAGGGAGGCGCTTCTTCCGTAGGCTCTTCCTCGGAGGACGCTTCCTCTTCTTCGGAGATCTCCTCTTCTTCAGAGGCGTCTACTTTCAAATTCTCGTCTAAGCCGGACATCTCGTCCTCCGAAAAGGAAATTGGATCCACCATTACGGCGGAGTCCATGGTCACTCGCATAGCGGAGCCGCCTCTTGCGCGATCTACTATTGCGAGATGATTATACTCTCGCTTAACCTGAACGGCATCGTATTCGCCAAATTCAGGATCAACACCTGGCGTGGCGTCGATTTCTACCACATATCCAGGGGACAGTTCGATCTTGCCTCCCAGAAGTGCGTCTTTCGCTTTGCGGGTGCGTACCGCCAGTCGGATACGGACGAAGCCGCCCGGACCTTCCACGATCTCACTGCCCACATCGCCTACGCTGTACTTGGAGACGTTCTCGTCTGTGACCATCTCTTGTGGATGCTCCAGCGTGACAGGGGCGCGACCAAGCGTTGTGATTGCGTCCGGACGCCAGAGCGCGTCACGAGGGACAAGCTCCCTGCGGACGGAGCCGTCTTCGCTCATGTATTTGTAGATCCCCGGACGGGCAGCGAAGCCCTCAACAAACAGAGATCCTGCCGGTCCTTCGACGGGGGCAGAGAGCTTGTTGGAGATACGATCTGTACGGAAAACGGACATTGGGTCCCTATAGCTTGCTTTGATTGGTGGTGTCTGTAGGCGAGATCTTATTTTTTCGCCTCGGCGTCAGCCCTCTCCCCTGTGTTTTGGAGGGACCCCCGAACGTCTACGCCCTGTGCACCAGATCCTTCGACTCCAGGCAGTTTCGGGGAGGAGGGCATCTGGCCAGGAGCGTTCTTGCCTTCTGGGTTCGGTGTCCCGCCTTTTGATGCCGAAGAGGGCTCCTCTTCCATTACAGGGAGGGGCCAGATCTTGGCATCATAGGGCGGAAGCTCGTCGGTCCACCCACCAGGGGCCTTGAATCGCTCCTGGATGTACTCCAGAGGGAGGATCCCCGCGCCCACGTACATGGAATCTCTTTGGGCATCCACCAACCTGCGGGAGGAGATGTCCTTCGCGCTCTCTTCTCTGACAGGGCGCAGTCGAATCTTGTGTTGGTCGCCGCTTTTCAGGGGACCGATCTCCTGTGCCTTCACGACCTCCAACAGCCGAGAGTACACAGGGCCAATCCTTTCGATCCAAAGAACCTTGAGCAGCGCCGCATACGTTTCAGACTCGGTCCCGGCAGATCCGGACAACCCCGTAGATGCCCTGCCGAAGAAGACAGCCTCCGGGATCCCAGTTACCGCGACCCAGGCATCCCTCGCCTGTTGCCCCAGATCCCTAAAGCCGGTGACGGCGTTTTGTCGGGAGATGAACTCTTCGTCCCGACCCAGGATGATCATGTTCAGCAGAGACTTCGACCTCTTCAGGAGCGTCATCCTCTCTTCGAAGGCGTCCGCTGCATCCGAGATGGCGATGGCCTCCAGGGCGGGGATCTTGATCACGTCCTGTTTCATTTCTGCTGCGAGAACGGAGGCCGCGTTGTCGATCCCGATCATTTGGGACAGTTCGCGGAACACGCCCTGGACGATTGAGTCGCCTTCCGTTGTGGAGGATAGCCGCTCGATATCCAGGAGGTCCCTACCTACTATTCGGATCAGACGGGAGTGGTGGATCTGTCCGTTGCCGGTCAGCGCGGGGCTCCACCTGGCGGGGATCTCCGAGAGGACTTTCCGGATGGGGATCGGAAGAGACAGAACGTATTGGGAGGGATGGAGAAAGTCTGCGCCAGATCTGGATGCTACCAACGAGAAGTCGTATGGCTTACATTGATCAGGAGACAACACCAGTAGCTGGGTGATCTCCTCTAACTTCTCCAGGTTCAAAGGGGCATCTAGCGGACCACTGTCCTTCGTGATCAGAAGGATGTAGGCTGTGCCGTAGGCCCTGGACCATTTCATGGCCTTGCGAACCGCAGCGTCTATGCTGAGTCGGCCCTCTTCCATGCCCCACTTGGCTTCGATGCCCTGATCTGCCTTCCCATCCTGTCCCACAAACACGTACCCGTTTCGGAGCGCGTCGTTTACAGGGAGATCTACTGCTCTTTGGGCGTACCCCGAGTTTCGGTAGATCTCCATGAGCTTGGCGAAGGGCAGCACAGAGGACACCGCTACGTCGAACGACACGTCCTTGCCGGCACCCTGGCCAGTAAGCGTGTTGTAAATGGCATCTAAACGAGATTTGAATTGCATATGGGATCCTGCGGATCAGTTAACAGTTCGGTCGCTAGGTCAACAACAGTCCCGTGACGTTGAAGGCAACGTGGCACCCTATTCCGGGGAAGATCCCACCGCTACGGTTTCTCCAGAAAGCGAAGAGTATTCCGGGGATAAGAAGCAGCACTGCCCGGTTCCATCCCCAGCTGGGGAGGTGTGCGAGAGCAAAGAGGATCGTCGTAGTCACCTCTGGCGCAGGGAGCTTCTTCCAAAGGAAGTACCGGAAGAACACTTCCTCCGCTGCGGGCAGCATGATCCCCATGGTGATGACCATCGTGGCGAGCACCCCTGCGTCGATGGAGGCGAAGCCTGAACGAACCAGAGGCATACAGATGAACTGCAAGGCGATACCGGTGATGATCGCCCAGGGAAGGTACTCCAACTCTGTCTTGGTAGGAGTGGGAGGATCCCAATCTGTCTTCGCCAGATACCAGCCCGTTGAACTGGCCCCTATCAAGGCGAGAATTGCGCCTATGATGGCAACATTCGCGCTAGGTGGCACAAGCGAAAACGCCAAGGAAGAGGCTGACAGCCACAGAGCAGCGATTAGAACGCCAACGATCATTGTTTGTATTTTGTCCAAGGGACCTCCGATGCGTCTAATGTATTTGATCGTCCCCAGATTCGACCAGGATGTTGCTATGATCTATCTTCTTGGGGAGAATTCGGATGCTTACTCCCCCGCCCGTGTGGGGATCAAAGAGAGACGCCACCTTTACTGCGCCAAAAACAGCCGCCTGTAGGAACTCGGCATCCTTCAGCTGATCCTCTCCTGCGTAAACGAGCATACTAATGAGGGCTCCTTGGGCCAAATGGCCTCCGGAACCCTCACTGGCCACCGCTATGGGAGGGAGTCCCTTGTACTTGTTCATCCCCAACTTGATCGTGGTCATTGCGTCCATGAGGAAGATCCCCCTGGGTGTGGCGGCAATGACCGTGGGGATGGGAACTTCTTCGACTTCAGAGGGCACCGGGCGGTTTGCGAAGAGCCAACGCCTGTCCCGCTCCTCGTCTAACGGAAGCTCCACAGGGGAGGTGGAGGGAAGGGGGATGTCCCCTAAGCGGTTGGGAGCCTCCTCCGCCATCTCCAGCAGCCAGGTGTCCCAGAGGGCGCAGCCCGCGTAGCTGATGTACAAATCTTCACTGATGGTGAAGATCTTAGAGGACCCGGATGCAGTCACGCCGCTCATGAGCGTGTATCTCTGATCTGCGGCGAGGACGACATGTGTCTGTGTCTCTATCGCCAAGATGGTAGACATTCTCTCCTCGAATGCTTGGGGTGCTAGATCTCGCTTCCCACATAACCCTCTGACGGGCTCGTGGGGGCCAGTTCGCTGCCAGCTGCACGCGAACGCGCCAGTGCCCCGCCCGAAGCCCGGTATTCGAACCCGTAATAGTTGTACTCCATCACCTGTGTGATCCGCACAACCGTCCCCGTGGGGATCAGTGTTCTGTCATCCCAATCCAGCACGTCCGTGGAGAGAACGGCTTGGTCACCAGATGCGAACCCCTTCTTTTCCTTGGGAGGGGCACCACGTCTACGCCCCACAGGGGTCAGCCTGTCTACGGAGTCAAACTTCACAGGCTCGTCCGCCTTCATCCAGCAGCCATAAAAGTCCACCACGAGAGGCGACACACTCACGACCTCTCCCAGCGTTCCTCCTGGGAGGAGAGAGGGTCCTACTATGCGGATCTCTCCCACTGTCCTGACGAGGTCGCCTACTGCGGGATTCTCTAGGGGGTACGGTTGTCCTTGACGGCGCATGGGCGCTCCTTTTTTTGGGGTCTAAAAGAATGTAGTCCCGCACGGCCCAAGGTCAAGGTGTTTCTGTTATGTTTCTTCCGTGGCAAAGATCTTACTCGACGTGGACGGAGGTTTCGGCCACAAGCTCGCCCCCCGGCTGCTGGTGAAAGGGGGTCTGCCTCCCAGGGTATATGTATCAAACTCCGCCCGCCTCCTGGACATCTGCGACAGAGAAGATCCGAGGCAGACAATCATCCTGGTGCCCGTGTACCCAGAGGCCTCCGACCTTTGGATCTTAGAGAACATGCGCCAAGGGGATCTCCTGTTTACACGGGACCTGAAGCTCCTCGACGCCTTCCAAGGAAAAGGTGGTCGCGGATTTAACATGTGCCGGAGATACGCCATTCGAAGGGCACTTTCGTGGCTTAATAAAATATTTCCTTGACGTAATGGGGGTGGTGTCTAAGATGTAGAGGCACGGAGTCACACCCCAATGAATCTTCCCTCACTCTTTCGTCAATACAACACACAACACTTCGCGGGACAGATCCCTCTCATCCCCGTAAGGTGGAACTCTCGCCTCCGCACCACTGCGGGGGCCTGTCACTACCGGCGTGGATGGGACGGCAAGGCGATCCCCAACCACATTGCACTGAATCCCCACATACTCCGGGGCGACCCTGACAAGCTGCGGGACACGCTCCTTCACGAGATGACCCACGCGCTTTTGACGAGCAAATACGGCAAAAGGGTGGGGCACAACGCAGAGTTCCACAGGGTCTTGTCCCAGGCCCTGGGCAGAAGCAGCACGCGCTGCCACAGCTACGATATCGCCCACCTACAGCGGTGGGAGATTTGCTGTAAGAGTTGCGGGCGACTAGGTGCGTTTCGATCCCGACGATCCTCTAGTCTGCGCAGAAAGGTACATGCCATCTGCGGCAGCGACCTATATTACCGGGAGAACCGGGAGTATTCGCTATGAAGAAGGAAGATCTCTTCACGGAACTCTTCGCCGAACGCCATTGTGACGATCCCCGAACCTGGAAGGGGGAGATCCAATACTTCCTCCGAGAGAGGTTGTCAGAGAGTCGCGCAGAGTACGACGATCTTCCGAGCTTTCGGGCCGTAGATCGCCTATCACATGAAGTTAGCATGTGGATAGGAATCCAATTCCCAGCACAAAAGTTGTACAGGCTCGTCTACGAGCTTTGGCAACAGGAGCAGTATAGATGAACCAAATGGAACGAATTGTCACTGGAAAGTTGACACTAGACGACTTCCTCTGCCTCTTCCTGGAAGAGTATGATCTCGGCAAAGGAGTGGTGCGCTCCCTCCTGTACGCACTGGACATGACCTTGCCGGAGACGGTCCAGGGAGTGGACGGGGCTGCCACGTTGTACGGCGCGCTCTTGGAGCACCAGGGGGAGGAGCTACAGTCTCTGAAGGCCCAGATCAAAGAGCTAGAGGACCTGGTAGACGCGCTGGAGAGGCCTTCTCATGGGTAACTGGATCCAGACCTTCACAGGAAAACAGGTTTTTCCTACCGAATTGCGCGCAGAGGATGTCTGTCCAACGGACATCGCCCATGCGCTCTCCCTCCAATGCAGGTACGCGGGACACACCAAGTGGCACTACTCCGTGGCGCAGCACAGCGTGCTGATCTGCGACCACGCCTTTGAAATCACAGGGAACGAAACCACAGCTCTTGTGGGTCTGCTACATGACGCCCCAGAGGCCTACCTGGTAGATCTGCCAAGCCCCATTAAGGCCGCCATGCCGATCTACCAAGAGATAGAGCGCCAGGTTTCCAAGTCCATCGCGAAGGCCTTTGGCCTGGAGAGCATCCACAGTCCTTTTATTCGATCTCTGGATTTGAGGATCCGCCAAGACGAGCGCGCAACCCTGTTGGGGCCTCCCCCAGCAGACTGGGATCTGCCGTGGCTCCCCCTTGACGTTCGCATAGATCCATGGACCCCCGAGCGCGCAGAATACGAGTTTACAGCACGGATATACCAGCACCTGAATACAGACGTGTGTGGCCTGTGACCGATGTCCTTTGTTAGTTCCTGTTTTCACTGTCAGGGGAAACGCATGTACTTGAAGAGCATCCTTGCCTATCCAACAGAAGGGGGGCAGCCGATACGCAAAGCGAACGGTCCTGTGTGTGAGACGGGATGGTTGGTCACGCTAGAGCGCGCAGATCTGCGGTTTGACTTCGTCCTGGAAGTAGATGTCCTTATCGTCCCAGAAAAGAACTTGATCAGCGGGCTCCGGCTCGCGCTGGAAGATGACGTGCCCATCAGCGCGCTCAATTCCTTGTCTTGGAAGTTCGATTCCGAAGAGAAGCTGTTCCGTTGGAAGAGCGGGGGCCTGGACACACTGCTCGTCGTGGCCCGGTCAGACATCCAGGGAGACGACAGCCGCGTCCTTGCGGTCCAAGGGGACCTGGGGAGCCTTCTTCGAATTAACCCCTACACGCTGACTATCAGCTGGCCAGGGGGGATCTGCGACGTGATACAGGAAGATGTCTTCTTCGTGTAGCTCACCACCCTTTAGGGGCCGAAATGATCTTAAAATACATACCTTTGCTCTTGACGATCTCCTGCTCCGGTTCCGAGGACGCTCCGGGAACGCCCCACCCCTTGGCGGAACCTCCTCTGGCAGATCTGTCCACGTATTGGGGGCCTCTGGCAGGGTTCGACGGTCCTCCGGGCACCTGTCAGCTGATAGACCCGCTGCCGCCCACCCAGAAGTTCTTTTTGCCGCCATCCAAGCCCTTCTGGTTGGTTTCTGCATGCTTTCATGCGGATGATAGCGTACAGCTGTACCTCTACGCAGGGTGGGCTGGCGTCCAAAAATCGGAAGGGGTCGTGTGTGCCAATGTATTGGAAGGGAAGAGAGGTCCCGGCACGAAGACGCCGATCACCTGGGACAGCCAGGAGGTCTACCACAACATCTGCAACGACTTCTGGGGTCCAGGCTCCTGGGATGCCGGATCTATAGACCCCTTCGATCTAGTCTTCTTCGACGGAGAAGGCCTCTTCGTCGCACAGGACGGGGACTCGTGGGCCGGGGTGACGCCACTGAACATCCGAGAATTCGCAGATGGCAGCAACTACATTTACCACTTTGAAGGCGAGATATAGCCGATAGGACGCACAATGCCGACAGCCAGACGTAACGCTGAGAACCTGCGGGATGCTCTCAACGAGTATTCCGGTACAGACTACTACGACGCGGTCGCCTCCCAGGCCCCGTACCAGATGAGTTGGATGCTTCTTGAATACTACGCCTTTGGCCGCGACGGATGTCTAATTCCTGTTGTGGTCCGCCCTGGTCGGGGTCGTTGGGTGGTAGTAGACCTACCTGGCCACCTCTACGGCCTATACAACGGCCAGATCAAATACGCGCCCCCTCCTACTCATTGCCGAAGGATCTTCTCATGGATGACATCTTATCCCTCCCCCTAACCAAAGGGCAGTTTGAAGCCCTCCACATGCTCTCCTGGGGGCTGATCTCCTGGGAGAAGGACGGATGGGCGGAGGGTGTCTTCGTCGACATCCCCCACGGTCTGTGCCTTTCGGACATGAAGATCTTAAACCGAAAGGGGCTCTGTACCTGGGAGGCTGCCCATGCGACGCTTTTAGAGGGCCGCGTGATGCGCCGTAGTACGATCACGTTCTCCCTCACCAAGAAAGGCGCGGGGGTTCTTCGTAAGCGATACCCCATGACCTCCCTTCGCCTCTATAGGATGGGACTTTGATCTCCTTCTGGGATGGCCGCACGACCTTGGCCCGTCACTCCTCTAAGCGTTTCGAGCTTCGTACCCTCCCGGAGATCCAAGGAGGGGTCGTCCATCAGACGGCAGGTGGAGACAACCCCGAGGCTACGGCCCGCTACCACGTAGGTCCGAACCACGTAAGCGCCACGGGTTGCCCTGGGATGCTCTACCACTTCTTCATCCAGCAGGATGGCCAGGTCTGGTGGGCTAACGATCTGGAACGGGTGACCTGGAGCCAGGGCGGACGCGGTAGCCCTGTCCTGGGGTTAGATCCCAACCGAAACTTCCTGTCCATCGTCCTGGGCGGGAATTTCGTAGGCCCAGGCCACCCTACAGGGACTAGCGGCCCACCCTTCGCCCAGGTCCACGCCCTCTTCGTGTTGTGGGGCCACCTGACGGGCGTAAATAAGGCAGACCTCCCCGCTGCCCTCTTCGATCTGGCCCCCTGCCCAGCCGAGGCCCTGTACGGACACCACAACTTCGGCAAGCCAGCATGTCCTGGACGGGCGCTCTCCTACCTCCTGGACGGAATTCACAGCCACCCCCATGACACAGGGGCCACCCTCTCTTCGATCAGGGATTGGCAGAAGGCGCTCCTGGGTTTGGGGATGGTCATCGGTGCAGCTGGTGCAGATGGCGTCTGGGGTCCGGCATCTTCGCGGGCGCTCCAGAGCTTCCAAGACTCGGAAGGATTGGAACCCGATGGCCTGCGCGGACCCCGGACCATGGCCGCACTATTGGCTGCGCTGGGATAAGATAAGATCACCGGAGGAGGGGAGGCAGCAGCCCTTAGCAGTGTCGGAACCAGGCGTAAGTCGTACTCCCCTCCTCCGACGCCCCCTATATGGCTCTTTCACAGAAGGCGGTTTTGCGATCACCTTCCGCCCCTCCTGGGTTTACCGGAGGAGGACTACCGGGGATCTCTATCTTTTGGGGCGTTATCACTCGCGACATCTGTTGTAAACTGCCCGGTATGCCCCTTAGAAAGGGGCATACCCGCTAGTGGGTTAGAGAAATAGGGTTAAGCCGATAATCTCGATTGCGAGTTTAACCAACGCGGCCAAAAAGCTAGTTAGAACCCTCATTAGTCCCACCCCATAGCCGCGTTATATGCGTCGCAACCGTG